ACAACATTGTGAAATTCGCCTTCACAATACAAATTGTTTTTATCCCAATCTAAATTATTTGGTTCACCTTTATAGGTTTCCATCCACGCTACTGGTTCATTATTCATCAACAATTTATCCTAGTTAAATTTGCTATTATATTTTTCAACGCCTCTATTTCAGCTTGCATTTCTGCTAACTTATCGCATGGCACTAATACTGTGTTGTGCGGTCTTTCGTATTGATGGGTATAGAGTGGAATAGACTCAGGATATTCGTAATTGGTATACATAGTCCCACCCTTAACTTCTGACATCCATACTACTGGTTCATTGTTTGTATCAGGTTTTCTACCATCTTCAACACCATTGTTATAAGCCCTAATTTTTGCAGCTTTCAACGCTTCTATTTTAGCTTGTTGCTGGCGTAGCATGGTTGCTGCAATTTCCATGACACCAACAAACGGATAAGTATTTTCTAATTCATCAGCTAGTTCATTTGCGTTCATTTCTCTAGTCCTTTCATTAAAAGCACAACGCCAACTGCTTCGCTAATCTTTTGATTCTCGCCTACTGTATAGAACTCGTATGTCCATTCGTTGTTAGGAAAAGTTCTACCGCCTGTACCTACTTTATAAGTCCCAACTTCTAGAACGCAACCGCCATTGATGGTTTTAATAATCCCAATTCGATGGTTTACTGATTCGCTAGATACTCGTTCATCATCAGGGATTATTGTTCTAACATCACCATGTTTATTTGTCTCAAGCCCTAACCATTTAAGTATTAACTTTTTCATGTTATAACCCCCTTGCCTTCTTTTCTGCGTGTTCGTACCAAAAACGGATGAATTTTTTAAGCTCTTCCTTAGTTGTGCCAATGTGTATGAGCGTGCCATCTTTATTTATCGCCTCAATTTTATTAACCACCATCCCATCATCGGTATCGCCTTCAATCAGCAACACAACAATGTCATCCTTAGTAGCTAGGCGCTTTAATAAAATCTCTTGCCCCATACTAATCTTCTCATTGGGTCGCTTCCATTCGCCAACTAAGAAATGCCCAAAGCGTTCAATGACCATATCTAAGTTAGACGGAAGCAACTTAGGGTTACTAGGGATTACCTCAATAAGGTCGGTAAAGTCGGTATGCTTTGCATCAGGATTACGCATGGCAGTCATATTAAGGCATCCTCAAATACATATACTGGTTTAGGTTTACGCACGCACTTAAATGTCCAGCCAAGCCTTAGAGCGCAAACTGCTTGGGCTTCTTCTTGTCTGCCCACGATTCGCATGACGCTACCTTCTTCGTCTTTAATGACGTAACTCATTTATCTGAATCCCGAAATACGTGGGCTAAATACGAAAGTGGCATCCCAATTAAGAGGCTTAGGCATGACGTTATCATCCACCAAAGCCCTAATATTCCAGCCCAAATTAACATAAATACACCGAGAGCTAGAAAAAATCCGCTTAACGCAAGTGAACTGAAAGAGTCCATTAGCATGAACCAAGCACCAGCCTTCTTTTGCATTATCGTTATCCTTTATAGTCTTATCGCCTTTTACTGCTGTTGTATATGGCACTTGTATATAGCGTAGTGCAAATGAGTATGCTGGGTTTCGCCATAGCCACTTAACCTTACTCCAGTAGCTTCTGCCGTTAATCTGTTGGAAGGTATAGTCACCATCTAAACTATTATCGGGTGTCATGAACCAGTTAAGCCATGTAGGTAGGCGAGGGCCGATTCCCCATACGCTATGGTTATCTAACCATCCATCTTTCTGCTGCGTAAATAAAACCATTACAGGTGCAAGAATAAGTGCTAACAATGTTATAACAAGACTGATTGGCACTAACGCCAAATAGATTACATAAATCATTTATTTCCTCCTAATAATCCGCTTAACCCACTCCCTGTATTTTGTAAGTAGGGGTTGTATTGTTGTGCTTTTATTGCTTGTTGATGCAATTGAATGTGCGCTTGAGTGGCTTGTGCTTGTTGCGCTAGATACGCTTGTTGTAATGCCACAGATTGAGCGTGGGTCTGTCCAGCCTGTTGCGTACCTGTTCGCAGTCTTGAAAGTGGCGAATCCCCCCACAGACTCTCCTCCGACTTTGGGTCGAGAAGTTCCTCCAATACTTGGTCGTGAAACTTCTTTAATCTTAGTTTGCTTATACCAGCAAAATAAGCGGCTTTATCTTCTTCATCTAAGTAGTTCTCAAAGTTTTCAACGATATAAGTCCAACGATTGCTCCCAATAAACTCCTCAGGGTTACTCTCCATGCGTTTAAGCAATAGTTCTATGGTTTGGTTCATAGCACTCTCCTTTTAATTGTTTTAATTTCTTCTTCGTTAAGGCTTGCATTTCCTATGCTTAAAGAATTTACTACTGGGTAAGCCGCCCATGTTATTGCTGAGCCAGCGCCAGCGTTAGTAGTCAATGATGACCCTGTGGAATTCCCTAAAACAGTCGGTGGGGCTGTCGTCACAGAAGATGATAGTTCCTTCTCCTCAGAAGATAAAACCTCCCTCAAAACTGAATCATCAAACTTCTTACGCAAGAACGGCGTATACGCATCAAAGAGCGCGTTGATTTCCTCGGTTGTTAGTTCAGGCAAAGTATTTGCGTGGTGTGTAGGATTACGCTTCGCATCTACTACCTTACTCATAATCCAATACCACTTATCTCCCTTAGTAAATTCCTCGGGGTTACTTTCCATACGACTAATTAGAATCTGCACACCTGTGCAAAAGTTAGGGTTTTGTTCCATGCGTTAATCCTTTTAATATCTCATCTAACATTGTTAGGTTAGTTTCGTTAATGACTAACGAAATACCTCCAGCCTCATTTATTTTTTGTAGTTCTCTATCTTGTAGTGCGGTGGTCTTGTTGTCGCCAGCCTTACACTCTATGGCTAAGAATTTACCACGCACGCAACTGATAATGTCGGGAATTCCTGAGCGCCCAAACCCTGTCATAACAGGGTAGAAGTAATAAGCATCATAGCTCTTAAGGAGCTTAACGCAACTGTCTTTAACTTTCTTTTCGGGGGTGCTTGCCATGCTACGAGTATAGCATAGTTCTTTACTCTGTCAAAGAGTTTATTGAATATTTTTGTGGGGGTTAATACTAGGTAGGGTGAGGGGTTAGTATATTACCACGCCCCTCGTCGTGTTCGTGAAAGGTGAGTAGTGAGGAAATACCTGTGTGCCTAGACCCCACTACTACGACAAATCGCTTACCACATATACAAGATTTTATAAGCTATTGTCTTTACGAAATGCTCTAGGCACTAAGTATTATTTTAATCTTCTAGATTCTAGAATAGGTAGATTAGCTTCGGTTGGCACATAAATAACTTGGTTTTGTGTATGCTCCAAATTATTTACAAACAAGTAACGCAAGTAATCTTCATTGTTCTTCAAGCTATCGCCAATAATTTGATTCGCTTTCGCTACACCCTTTGCTCGTTCTACTTCAGCATTGGCAAGCATTGTAGCTGAATCCATTTTGGCTTGCGCTTCTTGAACCATTACCTGCTTACTAAAATTAGCCTTAGCCAACTCAGCTTCGCCCTCCATCTTTTGGTGGTAAACATTATACATAGGCATACCATACATACAACTGCCTACACCTAATGTAATAACGGCAACACCAGCAAGTCCTGCTCTAACAAAAAAATTTCCTTCGTCGGTCATTTTATTTACCCTCCGCTTTAGCAACTGCACGATTAAGATAAAACTGTGCTTTCTTTAAGTCTTGTAATTTATCATTACTCTTTAGTCCAGCCCGAGTAATGTATTTAACAGTATTACCTAAATTAAAATCTAACTGCTTAGCTTCAATAAAATCAATTGTTTCAATTCCTCCAGCTTTATAGTGAGGTGGGTTATTCACCATATCAACTGGGCTTGTATCCATAAAGGTATACTGCGCACCAGTCGCACCTTGAATAATTCCTTTTTGAGTAACCCCAGATAAACCTTGGATTGCCTGTGCTTGCGTAGCACTAATGCTTACCTTCTTCCGTGGTCTGCCACGACCTTGCGTTACTTTATAAACTAAGTCCTTTAACTGCTGACCCTTATCTGCTTTTTGAACCATCTTAATTCTCCTTAATAAAATTAGCTAACACCTTCCGCATTTCGGACTGCCACTTCTGCGGATACTTCCCCTTAAAAAACTCTACTACTTCTACTGGTAGTCGGATACTGGTAATAATCTTTGCTGGGTTCTTACCCTTACCTCTACCTTTTCTTTTTTTAACTTTAACTATTTCTTCCATATCAATCTTTCTTTCCAAACTCGTAGTCAGTTCGGTATTCAGATGGTGGAATCCAACCATACTTGCGCCAAACCTTTTGCACATCAGCACCGCCTTGATATACGAACGCTGAGTTCTTGTCAATCGCTAGAGGCAACGCACCTTTTGGCTTCTCCAACTCTTTACGGAATATATTTTTTAAACCTAACATTGTTAGTTCTCCTTGGTTAAACAACAATAAAACAATCTTCTGTGCCACGATAGCCTATACCATCAACGGCTTCCCCTACTGCTACTAGCTTAAGCATACCCAATTTCATTTTTAGCTCCTGTGGTATATGCTCGTTGTCAAAAATACTAATGACATCGTTATGTCTTATAACATATTCATTACCTCGTATCAATATATCGTGTGACATTTTTTTAACGCACGCATCTTGTATAGCACTTACTGAGTCTAATTTACCTTTAACTTCTAAAAACTTGGCTGCCGTATTTTCTTTCGTTGGTGCTAGAGTAGATACAAACTCTTCCCACCTTGAGGATATAAAGTTAGTAACATCATTTGTAAGTTCGTTATAAGAATTTCTCGTAGAGTATTGAAGGGTCTGCGAGGCTCTATATAAGTTATCCGTTACTTCTTGTGTAGATTTTTGGAAATGCTCATCAACAGTCTTAGGGCTAAAGTGTTTCTTAACATGACGCATCGCTACATCTATCTTCGTAGTCTTAGTATGTGAGGTGCGTTCCATCTGTTGAGAGATTCTGTCGTTACCCACTACATACTGGTCACCTCGTGTATATGAATAGTCCCAACCGATATAACCTAACTCCTCACGCTTTTCGATAATCCTAAACTGTGTAATCAATACCTTATTTACACTAGGAGTTACGCTGGTATCTGTATAGTGCTGACTTGCTCTACTAGCAACCAACTGCCATTGTGGATACTTCGCAATCACCGCCTGTGCTAACACCGCTAAGTGTGGCTGAACCCCACCAAGAGGATAGCGAGATTCAACCTTATCAAAGTCCGTGTTAATAAATTCGTTAAATGCTACTGGTGTCATTTTCATTACCTTTCAATAGTTTCATAATTGCCTGTGCTTCTTTAAGTGGCAACCAACCTGTTTTATATTCTGTCTTAACTAACCCCAATGCTGGATTGTTAGTCTTAACTCGATACTGCTTACCGCATTGTTCCAATATGTAAGGCTCATGTTTATATACTTGTAGTGCATGGTTTGAATACACTTCATCCCACCAAGTTTCCATGCTTTCCTCTATTATTTCTCTTATTATTACGGGTGCATTACTCATACCCACCTACCAATCAAACTTCTTAAGAATGTCATCAATCTTCGTCTTTAAATCTACTCTGACTATCGGGCTATCCTTAACTTCCTCAATATCTACACCTAACATTGTTAGTTCCAATGACCGCCTAGCTTCTTCTAACTTAGGGTCTTTGGTAATGTTCAAGTTCGTAAGCAAACCGCACATAGACTGAGCATTAGATACAAAGGATTCGTGGTAGCGTTTCTTTTCCTCGCCATCAACATCAGCCAATTTACTGCTCATGGTCTTGAGCAAACCATGCAAATCTTCCCAAGGCTTACGCATCGCTTCGGCTACCCTCTCCTGATACGCTAACTCATAATTCTCTGATAGTTCCTCTATCTCTGCGTTGCCCACATCAATACGGAAATCCCCCTTCTCTGCTAACGGAGAAAAGACTAAGCGAAAGCCAAACTTCTTCTGCACTTCTTCAAGAGGTGGGTAATCATTCTCATTGAATAGGCTACCCATGTAAGTCTTGCTTGTGGCTACCAGCGTATCGTAATTAGAATAAAAGTTTAGTAATAGCTTATTGAAATACTGCTGACGATTGTTCATGTTAGGTCGGTAGTCCATCATCAAACTTGTAGGCAATAAGCGTGCGCCCTTATCTGACCAAGGCAAAGTAATCTTATTGTTATACAAGCGTGTGCCAGCCGCATAATCACTAATGTCCTTACGCAAACTAGAGCCAGCCAATAGATTCTTACGAACCTGTGCCGAGTTCTTGCCAGCCGAGTTATCCGCAATCACCGCTTCGGTTGCACTCTTGTCTAATTTGTTTGCGGGCCAAACACTAATGTTTAACTCTACCAATACTGCGCTAGATGCTATGCTCATTTCTTCACCCCTCTAATTTGAATGTATCCATCTTTTCTAATAATCTCTGCTTCACCATCAAGCACCGCTTCCAAACCTAACATTGTTAGCTTCTTGTGTAGAATCAACTGCAACTTAGATTTAACTAACAACCCAGCTAGCAATAGAATCACTACCCCTAAAAACATATCTGCATAAGTAATTTCAATCATTTAATAAACCCCCCGTATAAATAATAATAGTCCCTACCATAACAACCATATACTCAGTAATAGGTAAACCATGCGCACCCAAAGCACACACCGCCAACCCTAGTAAATAAATTACATAACCCATCTCAACCCTCCGTTAATAACTTCGCATACCCATTCGCTTCTTTATGCGTTAGGTAATCTAGTTTCACAAAATACTTATCTGTGCTACCCACAATAAAAGCCAGCACTTGCCACCTACCCTTAGATTTCATATGGGGTATATAGGGTGTTCGTTGCCACATCTTCTCCCCTGTATATACATCTTCCCCTATGTTGTCCCACATTACTTCTTCTCCTCAGGCTTACCAGCCAACTTGCCCATTCGATACACGCTATCAGGCAATATGGTTATAGTGAATCTAGTCGTATCGTCTTGCTCCCATACATGGAATGTATTAGGGATACCTGTGCCGTTATACTTATCATCAAACAACTCAGCCTTAGATAACATCTCGCTTACGATTAGGGCTTGCTCAGTATCCACAATGTAATGCTTATACCCAATATCAATAACGCACTTACTCATAGTCGAACCTTTCATCATCCAATTTATCTTGCATAAGCTGGATTGCTTTATACCAACCAGCCTTAAAATATTGCTTAGCCATCTTCTCAAAAGAGCCAGCTTCCACATCAAACATATCTTCAAATTCTTCCTCCCATCTATCCATCTCATTCTCCCTAGCTAATGTAAATAGTCTTACCTACTGGTGATACCGCTTGACCACCACCAACAATCGCCCACAACATCGGCACATCTTGCCATTCCTCAGGTGTCCCCCAGTTACCAATGCAACCATCGGTTAGCTGAATGATGCACTCGGGTTTAATACTTTGTTCCTTCAAATGCACCGCCATGCAAGTAGGGTCTGTGCCACCACCACCCATTACTTTGGTATCACTAACAATGTTAGATACGGCACTACCTTCATACTGTTCATGGTTCGCTACCTCTGCATCCCAATACACAAGGTCAATCTTCTGCGGACTAACTTCGTTCACAATCCCTTGCACCTCGGACAAACACTCAGCAATCTCTCTAGCACCCTGACTTCCGCTAGTATCAATACCGATTGCAATATGTCCAATCTTCTCGGATACCATGCTAGGCATATACACATCACCAGCTAGGTATCTACGATTAGGTCTGCGCCATGATGACGAGTCACGACCAGCGCATATTGTTTTCACAAAGTCACGCAACTGTTCTCGCCAATCAATCTTAGGATTAAGCAACTCATCGAGTTCACGATTCATGCCAGCACCACCCTTACCATGTAGCTTAGTCTGTGCAATCTGACCTGACCGCAACGCTTGGTCAATCTCCTTCTCAAGTTCCTTCTTGACTTCCTCGGTTAAGTCCTTAGCTTCTTCCCAGTTATGGTCATCGAATCCCTTACCGCCAAAGTCCTCGCCTGTCTTGCCCTCTGCTTTCAAGGCATCAAAGACTTGCTTAGTATTCATACCCTTATACTTCTTATCCACTAAGCCGACCACCTTGCCATCTTTCATAGGCATAGCAATCACTTCTTGGTTAGGGTCTAACTCTACTAGCTGGAGATTGATAACATAATCACAAGCGGCATTAGTTAGTTCCTTATCTTCCTCTGCCAACTTGCGCCATGTAAACAGATGACGATACGCTTTATGTAATGATTCATGTAGCACAACAAAGGCTAACTCCTTATCATCTAACGACTTGATAAAGCCACTACCATAAATCTCATCACGACCATTGGTGCAAGCACTAGGAATGTCATCACGCACATAAGTCTTACCGACCATCAAGATGCCTGACCACAATGCAAACTTAGAGTTACGCATCAAGGCAATCTTCACCTTCTTAAGTCTGCGTTCTTCCTTGCTCATATCTACTACTTCGTTTGTCTTATCCACGATTTCAACTTTCGTTTTATCTAACATTGTTAGTCCCTTAAATTAAATCACTCACCTTAGTAATACCCATCAAACGCAACCGCCTACGCATCTTGCGTAATGCGTTCTCTTGGATTTGCCTTACTCGTTCTCTGCTAATACGACCCTCTCTTGGTAAAGGGGGTCTGCCTTTCTTAGCTTCCTCACTCATAGTAAATCTTCGTTCTTAGCAACCCACTCAGTAAACTTACGGCTACTAAATGCAATCGCTTGCTTGTTCGGGGACTTGGCGATATTGATAGCAAAGCACGCTTGCCACTCACTCTCGAATCGTTCAAGGTATGTCATGAATGTATCAATCGTGGTCTTATCAATCTTAGCAATCGCACCGAATACTACAATCGCACAAGCACCAGCACTCTCAGGAACGAGGGCACTCTTAGGGTTAGCTATCGTGTTCTCCCATGTAGGCAACTGGTCTGCATACTCAATGTATGCTTGCATATCACGAGAAGCCGCTTCACCTACTGCACCTGACATACTGGCTATTAGCGTATCAGCGTCTAGTCTATCTCTGCGACTAACAATGTTAGATACAGTTTCAAGGGAACGAGGGGATACAAATGCCATCTGCACTTTCTTAGGGTTATAAATGTAAGGGTTATCCGCTTGTCCTTCTTCAGTATAGCTAGCCATCGCATGAGGGAATTGTCTTACCCATGCACATACCTCAGGTGCAATACCATTGTTGATTGCCCATGCTAACCATTCCTCTGCATCAGGCTTACGGATTGTTACAGGCACAACACGATTACGGGTGTGGGCTTTCAATGTATCTCCTACTCCATCACTACCGAGATTACCCGTCATAAAGATAATAGATTCAGCGTTCACTTCCACATCACCTAAGCGTGGGTTTGCCTTCTCTAGTAATGGGTGCAACATATTCTTAACGGGGTCTGCGCCCTTAGTAAACTCGTCAAGCATGATGACCACAGGTTTACCCGTATGCATTTTGAATCTGCGGTTAGGATAGTAGGCGGTAGTCTTGCTCTCATGGTCTACAACTGGCATGGCAATATCACCTAAGTCCATGTTCGGCACATCAATGTAAGCAATCTCGTGTGAGGGTAGCTTGCCACCTAATGCCTTGAGCAAACTAGACTTGCCAATTCCTGGCTCGCCTTGTAATAGGTAGCGGTTCTCAGGGGTTGCGAGTAATAAGTCAGCCGCTTGTGCGAGTGTCAAAGTCTTACCAAAGTGTAATTCAGCCATTTCATTTTCCTTTTTAAGTGCGGATTACTCCGCTTTTGTTTGTGCCTAACAATGTTAGGCGGTTTGTTTTAACTACTTTTTTATTCTTACTACCATTATAACATTATGTATTACGAAATACAAATACTCTAGTCACGTAATAACGAGATAAATCCCTGTGCGGTTTTCAATCGCACCTTACTTACCAGCGTTTCTTCCTCCTGTATAGCGTTGCCGTCTCTTGCCGATACAGTAGTTAAGCTAGTGCGAATCTTTACCACATCATAGAAAAACCAAGGGAAATACTTATAGGAAAAACAAACATAAAAGTCTGTCCTCCACCCATTCCCCCATTCAATCCCTGTTGCTCCCATATCACCCCCTTAAAATAAGTGCTTCCATGCGTCTTTCTTAATAGTCCCAACTGGCACTTCTTCCACATCAAAGATTGTGTCCTTGTGCTTTGCAAATATCAGGTTATCCATAGCCCTCTTAACACTAGCTGGTGACATACGAAAGCCCATGTTCTTCCAATAACTTCTAGCGCCAAACTGCTTAACGATACGCAAGCTAGCTTCATACATAAGCTGTGGGTCTTTCGATTGCATGAGATTCATCAGCATATCTACCTGTGCTTCGCTTCGTAGTGCCACATCATCAGGTATCTTCGCCTTAACTGTATGACCACCTCTGCCATCGTCTGCTCCAAACACATTGATGTATTCGTCATCAAGAATCAGCCCACCCTCACGCAACTTCATCATGCCAGTAAAGAACTTAGTAAACTCTGCATACTCTTTCCTAACAATGTTAGCTTGCTTGCGGTTCACCCTATGCACAACGCTAGGCTCTTGGTTCAATGCGGTAAGCCGACCATCAATACGCTTGAGGCACAACTCATTAGCTACTTTGAACTCTCCGCCATTAAAGCTAACAACTACTGTGCTATCCCTAATCATCGAACGGATGCCTAATACTTCCTCAATAAACATACAGGTAGTGATGCTCGACCAGCCACCATTCTGTATCACGATATTGCCATCGGGCTTGAAGCTAACAACTGGTGTGCGGTAGCACATACAGTCAATCGAATTGTCCTCGTTCAACTCAAGGTAAAACTCTGCTACTCGGTGTCTATATCCTAGTGGAATACGACCAGCGTTTGCACCTGAGCCACGAATTGGTTTGCTCGTTTCCAGATGGTTCAATGCTTCCTCGTAAGTGCGTAGATGCACTATGCCTGTGTTGCGGTGCTGTCCATACATGGTTCGTTTCCTTTCAGTTTGCCTAACAATGTTAGTTCTTCAAATTCTTTATCAATATCGCCATTACCAAACACTTCATTAGATACCTCACAACTTAAATAGGTATATGGACAGAACGCATCATAGTCGGGGTTATCACCAAAGTGTTCTTGCACTATGTCGTCTGTTTCCTCACCCACTCTGCACCAGTAGCCTGATATACCCTCTACATCTTGCATCTGCATCCACAACTCATCCCACGCTTGCACAATGTCGTAGTCGGGATACCACTTCCAATTCTCTGCATGGAAATAGAACGAACCGCCCTTCCACCCAATACAGGTCTTGTCCTCTGTGCTTTGATTCATTAACTCGTAAAACTTGGATAGCTTGATAAGCCCTATCATTTCCCTGTATTTGAGTATCGTTAAGTCCCTTTCCGCTTTTGTTTCTAACTGTTCATTCCCAAACACCCAAGAATCAACACTAAGCACCGCACCAATTACGCTTCGGTATCCCATCTCACTCTCCTGTAATCTTCTTCTGCACGCCACGCAAATAGGCATCTACATACGCTTCCCTCACCCATGTATATGTTTCGGGGCTTACACTATGAGCATGGAACGCATAGGCTTCACACCAATTACCCCACGCATTTATCGCTTCGCCTAGTAAGGTGCTATCTTCGCCCTTTCTTGTTAGCTTCTCAGATAGCCTTTGCACTTTCGTTAGTCCCATTACTCTCCCCTCTCGGTTAGTAGGTTTAAAGTTTCGTTCGCTATGCCTTGCCAAGTATCCTTAGCAATCAATGAGTTACCCCAATCGCTATCGTCTGCCATTACATTTCTGCAATACGATTCGACTGCCATCAGCAAGAAAGCCTCGCCCAATGCGTTGTCTTTTAGGTTCTTTACCACTTCGTCAATCTTCTTCATTTCACTAACCCCCCTTTGTTATTGATACCTAATAGGTCTGACTTATCAAACACCGCTACATAATTGCTTTTGTGCATAGGCACAATCGTGAACCGCCTAGCTTTAGCTTCTTTATCACCACAACTAAGACAAGTCTGATAGCCAAGCACTATGCGCCTTGCATCTACTTCCTCACCGCACTCACACTCAAAGCCATATAACATTGTTAGGTTTCCTCCGCTTTAGTTAGTTTTAAATAAAACCCAGCCATAAATGCCTGTTCGTATGCACGCTTTAGGGCTATCTCAGTATGTCCTGTGTAGCCTTTTCCCCACACATTCTCCTTTTGATACCTCGCCCACTCCCTAGCCATAACCCTACTCATCATTAAATAGTCATCTGCCATCATCTTCTCCAATCTGTCAACTTTCGTTGCCATACGCTTTCATCGCCAGCTTGAACGCTTCTAACTCATCATCTGCATATAGCATCATGTAGTCCTTCATCGTCATACCGCCAAACTTGGCACTCCACTCGACCCTGTATCGCCCACCATCGCCAAAGGGTTTGACCTCTAGGACTTTGAAATCCCTGTGGACTTTGGGGTTGCGATTAAGGTCTTTGTTCGGATTCGGTTGTCGTAGTTTTGGCATATAACGCTGGATGTAAGTAAGGGCTAGTATTATGTAGTGTTACGAAATAGTGCCTTGCATCTAGGCTTCGTAGGATAGTGGTTGATTCGCTTCTTTCCCATATCTCATAGGTCTTACCCTTAATCTTGATGATGTCCCCAGTTTCCCAGTTAATTTGCACAGTCATAACGCACCTTTGATTAGGTTTGCAATAAAAGCTAGTAGGAGTAGCACTAGCAAGAAATCAAAGAACTTATCTAACATTGTTAGGTTTCCCCTTAAAAACAGACAGAACCCGATGCTCTATCTAATATAACCAGTATAACATAATGTATTACGAAATACAAGTGCTTTGGTTGCAACACGACTAAAGGGAAATAGTGTTAGGCGAGTATGTGGTTGAGATTTCTTTTTTTATTTTGTGCAAACTTGGGGACTTTTAATACTTGCTGACTATTAATTAGCTTGCGTAGCTTTTGGGGTTTTCTAGGTTGCAGGTTGTCTATGTGGTTGTTACTCTTATCCCCATCTTTATGGTAGATGTAGTTGCAATACTTATCCTTCTCCAGCAAATATATGAGTGTATGAACTAGGTAAACTCGGTTTCTAAACTTAACTTGCTTATACCCTTTGCCATTTGTAGTGCCTACTAACTTATCATTAGCGTGCTTATATAGTTGCCCATCTTTGTAATAGAAATACTTTGCTACAAACTCTTTGGTGAGTGGGTTGGGTGTTTCTATGTATGAAACGGAATCTAAGAACTTTGGTCTAGTGATTGGCATTGTTATTGCTCCTTCGTGAGAGTGTTAAGTAGTGTGAGAATTTATTTTAAAAAAACATAACATTAGAAGGTCATATGCGGCTGGGCTAAAATGGTATAAAAAGGTATTCTTGTATGTAATGTTAATGTTTTTAAAAAATTATATATATAGCCTCTGAAATTACATTTGCACTTCGTAGAGAGTCCATTCTCTGCTTGAAACTAAAAAACTGATATACAACTTTTCAAATTGAATAACATTCCTAAGAATTCCTACCTTTGCTACCAGCTAACCCATACTGGGTATGGCTCTCTAATGTTATTTATTATATCACACCCACACCTTTTAGCAATAACACAATAAAATAAGCCATAACAATACATCAGGGGCTATCGACCCTCCGTTCTTCCTTTCGGAACTATCATAAGAACTATCATAAAAGTAAAAAGAAACTAAAAAAGAAAAAAGCCCTCGAAAGGGCTTGATTGAATGGGGGGGGGGGGGGGTTTTCCCCCCCTTT